GAACCTTTTAGTCCACAGGTATCCGCCGATACCATGCAAAGAGCGATTGCTATAACCTGCAACTATATCGTTCCTGCGTTGCACTATACCTATACCGAGATTGGCGACCTTGAAAGCACGAACTTCTATCATTGGGTTTTGAAGCACGTCATATATCAATCAGGACATGTGAGCCAGATTACATTAGCAGATGTTCGGAGGTCCGCCCGTAGGCAATTGACCAAGATCAATCCCGGTAAAGGTGATCTTATGATTCGCGATGCTATGGATTATTTGGTAACAAAAGGGTATGTAGCATTGATCCGGGACGATAACAAGAGTGTTACCTGGGTAATCAATCCCCAGCTTGCCATTGAGTCTCAAGACTACCGGCAGACGGTTGTAGAGGCTAAAAAGAGGATATACGACGGGATTCATCGTAAGGTAATGTCCGCAGCAGCACATGGTCGGAAACCATTGTCCAACCCGCTCCCTGATATCTACTGACAATAGGCAAAAAGAAACCCGGCATAGGCCGGGCTAAAAGGCGCATGGCGCGCCTGGTGGAGTGTATGGTTAGTGTATCAGATACGGGTGAGCCATGCGAGTAGCGCGGCTATAGCTGCTAGCCAGTGCATCATGCGCCCCCTTCCATCTCGAACCGCAGGGAATCGTTTTCCTTTTCAAGTTCCTCGACTTCAGATTGTAGTTTTTCAATATCTTCGATTGAGTTAATCCTGAGTTCGTGCAATGCGGATGCCAGGGATTCAAGGCGAACCTTGCACTCAGCATCCGTGCCATAGTTCAAGAGTTCATCAAGGTCTGCCCCATAATGGGCTAACTGGTTGATTGGGTACATAGTCAATCCTTTCAACGGTAAAGTGAGCTAATAAACAGTAGCGCCGCGATACATGCGCCTGCGGCTACGATGCATAGCATCAAATCATCCTGGCGCATTGTTGATCCTTTGCCAATTAACGCTACACTCGAATGGCGACCCATGATGCCAATGGCGCATTACGGGCATAAGGTATAGAGTTCTCGGCCAGTAGACGTATTGGGCGATCATAGTGTCACCCGATTCGCCAGTGCATCGCTAATCTGCCCGTCTCGGTGCAGCATATCCACAAAATCCACGAAAGCACAGCGCACGGTAGCACAATGTTCATTCTGTCGTTTTGATCGGATACCGGCTTCTCTGGCCTGATGGTCGAATGATGGATGCGCTTCCCAGAATGCTGCGCGTACCTGTTTTTGATTGGTTAGCATGATTTATCCCCCCTCACTTATAAATTACCGTGCCGATTGACGAATAGCAGCAATCGACTGTGGAACCCTGTAACATCGGATCGTCCTTGCGGTAGATATACAGCGATACCCCGCGCGGATCGGTCTGGACATAGGCCGCCAATTCAGGATAACGGGCCATGATGCGGTAAAGCCTGCGCAATGCGCCTTTCTCGCGGTCAGCGATAGCGGTCCTATACGATTTGCCGGTATGCGGATACATAACCATGTACGGCTTGTCGGTCGTCTCGTCTCGCTCGATTCCCCATGAGCAATAGTCGTTACCGTCCCCACACTCCAATTCATACCACCGCTGTAGCGTCATGCTGATTCGGCGCAATGCAAGCGCATCGTCCAGTGAGATCCCGCGAGCCTGAACGCGGTCGAGCATGTGCAATGTTTGTTTGTTCATTATGTCACTCCCCGTAAGCTGATTCAATCAAGTTACCGCAATGGTCACAGGTCAATTCCGTATCCTCCCAATTGACCGTAATCGCAGCAACGCGCCATCCATCGCGGGATTCCGCCACCGTGGATCGGATAACCTGTGCGGCTTCCGATTCGGCGCAATGGCGACACAAACATCCGCCGTCAGACATGATGGCGAACAATGGATAGCATCCCAGCCATGTGAATGGTTGCCGGACAAATTGCTTGAATTGCTCGATAGTGCTGTCTGGTCGTGTTTTCATGACGTTCACTCCTCAATCTGCCAAAAACCATAGTCGGAACCATCGCCAGGATGCGCCCCAAAGTAATATCCTTCCGGAGCGGCTTCGTTCAGGGCGTCGAACAGCGATTCCAGAAGCCACTGAGCATCATCCGATTGCCACCATTCGGAATCGTCCCCTTCGTCTTGAACGTAAGCCGGAATCGGTCCGAATGGTTGAACCATTAGCTGCTCATAGGCTTCCAGATGGACTTCAGATAGTGCGTCCAGGAACGCGGGAATTAGATCCTGCGTGCGCATGGTGCCGTGCGAAATTGTGCCGTAGATTGTGTTTGCCATGATGTCACTCCATTTAGTTGTGGGATGCTACGCCCTACTATAAGCATTCACCGTGCCAATAGCTAAGTGATTGATTCGATTGAATAGTCAATTTTTGCTTCGATTCGATAGTGACGTAAATTGTCACCTATTTTGCTAAGTTATTGATTTATTAGATATGACGATTTTTGGCACATTGTGTCGAGGATTGTCACATGGGATTGGGTCAGGTTAAGTGTGACACTGTGACGGGAATCTAGAGGTAGATTTGGGGAATTCAAAATCGAAAAGTAGTCAAACCAAATTTATTCGGGGAAAGCAATTTGTCACACTTAGACTTATCCACAATCCCATTCGTATCAATTCTCCCGGAATCCCTAGAATCCTTTCGTTTCAATGGGTTGCGGATACCCTATCCTCATTGTTAAACCCGTGAATCCTTTTAATTCAATGACTTACAGATTCCCTGGATTCCCCGTGATTCCAATGGATTCAATAGGTTACGTGGATTATGACATGTGCAATGACATTGGGATCAAGGGATCGAGGGATCGGGGGATCGAGGGAAGCACCGATCCCAGGATTCTCGGGGACTGGTGGCCGGTAGGGGTGGGGGTAGGTGGGCATTGGCGGGTGGGGTTGATTACTACTAACCACCCCCCGACCCCGCGAGTAAAATTTTAAAAATTTTTATCCACAACCTGATGAATCCACAACCCTTTACTCCACATCACCTTGCCTACCACCCTGACTCTGTGATAAGGTGAAACAATGGACACAACACTCGACATGCCCAACTGGTTGTCTATTCACCCATCGGACGAAGATCGGATGCCTCGTTTTCCTGTCACAGCGGAACAAAGGGAAGTCGAAAGGATCACGTTTGAAGCGGTGTTTGAACGAGTCATCGAGAACCTTGAACAAGGGTTGTCTGTCTCCAGAACCTTGAACGAAGACCCTCGGTGCATCGACAAGGGTAAGTTCCTTCGATGGGTAAATCGGGACAAGGATCGTCTGGCACAGTTCGAGGAAGCAAAGAAGAACGGGACATTGGTGATGGAGGATGAGATCATCGAGATTGCCGATGCGGAGAACAGCGCAGAGGACGTTCAGAGGTCGAGCCTTCGTATTGAGGCAAGGAAATTCAAGATGAAAGCGTGGAACCGGGAACGGTACGGCGACAAGCAGCAGATTGACACTACGATCACTTCCATCGACTTGATTTCGGCCAGGGAGAGGGCTGAGAGGATGCGGTTGGAGCGCATGGGAACCACATTCGACAACGAAGGGAACGTGGTCAATGGCTAAAGCAGGACCAGTTGCCAACGAGGGGGATCTGATCGCTCAGTTGCTCTCATACCAGTATGACCCTGAAGGGTTTGCGATGTTTGCGTTCCCGTGGGGAGTCAAGAACACCCCGTTGGAGAAGTTGCAAGGGCCGAGAACATGGCAGCGCGATCAGTTCAAGAGAGTAAGTGACCACCTGTTACTCGACATCGAGAAGGCCCGGATAGGTCTGCCACCTGCACCGCTGTACCTGTCTATATCGAGTGGTCGAGGGATCGGTAAAAGCGCGTTATTGGCGATGCTCAATATGTGGATGGCGAGTTGTTGGATCGGTGCTACGGGGATCGTGACGGCGAACACTGAGACTCAGCTACGGAGTAGGACAATGGCCGAGTTGGGTAAATGGCACACAATGAGCATCAATCGACACTGGTTTGATAAATCATCCATGTCCCTGCGGCCCCACAAGTGGTTTGCCGAGTTGATCCAGCGACAACTGGCAATGGACACGCAGTATTACTACATCGACGCGCAGTCATGGAGTGCGGAGAACCCGGATGCGTTCGCAGGAGCGCACTCGCAGATTGGCATGATGGTCAGCATGGACGAGGCATCGGGTATTGATGACTCGATCTGGAACGTGACAGAAGGGTTTTTTACCGACCTAGCACCGTTGCGGTTATGGGTGAATATCAGTAACCCTCGTCGTAATACAGGTCGGTTCTTTGACTGTTTCCACAAGGATAGGGAGTATTGGACTACAACCTCAATTGACTCCAGGACAGTTGAAGGGGTGGATACGGCGGTGTATGACCGGATCGCAGCTAAATATGGCGAGGACCATGACGTTACACGGGTTGAAGTGAAGGGGTTGTTCCCTCGCACGGGTAGTAATCAGTTCATATCAAGTGAAATTGTGGCAGATGCGGTGGCACGGGAACTGGTCAAGGAGGATAACGACATCCCATTGATCATGGGGGTCGATGTGGCCCGGTTCGGTGACGATGAGAGTGTGATCCGGTTCCGCAAGGGTAGGGATGCGAGGTCATATGCGCCTATTCGATACAAGGGTATGGATACCATGACGTTAGCTAACCACGTTGCCATGCTCATTGATCGTGAGAATCCCGATAAGGTGTTTGTGGATGGGGGTGGAGTTGGCGGCGGGGTTGTGGACAGATTGAAGCAGCTTGGATACCGGGTAATCGCGGTTCAGAGTGGGGAACGGTCTAATTCCCCCGATAAGCACCTGAACAAGCGGGTGGAGATGTGGGACACAATGCGGGAATGGCTCAGAACTGGATGTATTGCTGACGATGAACACCTGATTTCCGACCTATTGGGACCAGAGTATGAGATTGCACTGAAAGGTCAAATTAAACTGGAGAGCAAGGCAGACATGAAGAAGCGGGGGATCGGGAGTCCTAATGATGCCGACGCACTTGCCTTGACTTTTGCTTTTCCTGTATCCTTCCGGCGCGGGGTGAGTCGATCTGACATCAAAAATACGGTATCCTACCGTATGAAACGGTACGGCGCATCGCAGGGCAACGGCTCGTGGATGAATTGAGAGGGTAAAGGAGATAGATCATGGGATGCAAAGGCAAAGGGCGCAAGCCGCCGAAGAAGTGAATATCTCGTCTGACAAGGACTTACTATGGCTACAATGAACCCAGTCACGGACGAATACAAAGAGGAAAAGGACGAGAAGAAGTCCGATCCACTGCATGAAGTCCTTGAGCAGTACAAGATTGCCGACGAGTATTGGTCGGATGATCGAAGGATGGCGCTTGATGACATCAAGTTCCGCAACGGGGAACAGTGGTATCCCGAAGACCTACAGTTACGCAAGAACCGCCCGTGCTTGACTGTCGATAAACTGAATCAGTACATCCGTCAGATCGTCAATGATGGCCGGCAGAATCGGGCGGCGATCAAGGTCAGACCTGTAGATTCCGGCGCAGATGTCGCCACGGCGAACGTGTTTGCCGGGATCATCAAACACATCGAGGGGCGTGGCAGCGCAGATGCTGCCTACGACACGGCGCTTGATTCAGCAGCTACGGGTGGCGCGGGGTATTTCAGAGTCCTGACCGAGTATGCGAACGATGACACGTTCGACCAGGAAATCAGGATCAAGCGGATTCGCAACCCGATGTCGGTGATGATTGATCCGGCGAGTGAGGAAGCGGACGCCAGCGACATGAAGTTCTGCTTCATTGTCGAGCAGATGGACAAGGATGACTTTGAGAAGAAGTACACGAATCACAAACCGGAAGACTTCAAGACCAACGACAAATATACCGACTGGTATGGAGAGACTGTCCGTATCGCTGAATACTGGTGCGTCAAGGAAGAAGAGCGCACCTTGTTCCAGATGCAGGATGGAACCGTAATCTCACGCGCCCGTCTTGACGAACTGAAGGACGCCGGGATTGAAGTTGATTCGCTGATTCGCGCCGAGCGGAACATCCCCAAGAGGACGGTATATCGCGGGGTATGCTGCGGTGCTGACTGGATCGAACCGTTGAAGGAGTGGCCCGGAAAGTACATCCCGGTGCTGGTGGTATGGGGTAACGAGATAGACGTAGAGGGTAAGGTAACGCATAGCGGAATCATTCGCCCCGCCAAGGATGCCCAACGACTCTACAACTATAATCGTAGCGCGTTTGCGGAGCGAGTGGCGCTGACGCCGAAGGCACCGTGGGTTGCTGCGGAAGGACAGGTTGAGGACTACGAGGACGAGTGGAAGACGGCGAATACCGAGAACTACTCGGTTTTGCGCTACAAGCCGACAAGCTTGAATGGTCAGCCCGTCCCACCGCCGCAGCGTCAATCTGCCAGCGACATCCCCTCGGGGTTCTCGCAGGACATGCAGATCAGTGAGCATGACATCCAGGGCGCTATTGGCATGTATGCCGCAAGCCTCGGTGCGCCGTCCAACGAGCGCAGCGGTAAGGCGATCATGGCCCGTCAGCGTGAGGGGGATGTCGGAACATTCCACTACCACGACAATCTGAACCGTGCAATTCGGCATTGCGGCAGGATTCTGGTCGATCTGATTCCGAAGATTTACGACAGCAACCGTGTCATTCGGATTCTCGGGTACGACGGCAAGAGTGATGATGTGTCGATTGACCCGAACCTGCCAACGGCAAGCCAGATGAACGGGGTCAAGACGATCTACAACCTCGGGGTCGGGCGTTACGATGTAACCATCAGCACCGGGCCTAGCTACAACACGCTGCGTCAGGAGGCTGGTGAAAGCATGACGCGGGTGCTTGAGGCTAACCCGAATATGTGGCCGATCATCGGTGATCTGGCGATCAAGAACATGGATTGGCCGGGTGCAGAGGAAATCTCCGACAGGTTGAAACTGACCTTGCCTCCCGAGATCAAGCAGGCAGAGGAAGACAAGAAGGCGGGGAACATGCCGCCCGAAGTCGCTCAGATCAAGTCGCAGATGGAACAGATGGCGCAGCAGAAGGATGAAATGCTCAACGCTGCTGCCGATAAGATCGAAGAACTTCAGAAAGAGATGGAAAGTCTCAAGACAGCACACGACCTCAAGGCTGCTGAGATTCAAATCAAAGCACAGGAGGCTGAGATTAGCCAGTTCGAGGCTGAAACGGCGCGGATGGTGGCGATGGGCAACGCTAACGCCACGGAACCCGTACAGCGAGACACCACTGAACTCGATATGCTCAAGTTGGAGTATGAGAACGAGTGGAAGCGTCTGGAAGCCGAGACAAAGATACTCGTCGCCAAGATTGCCGCTGAAGCCAAGAATCGTGACTCTGAGATCGCTGCCGAAACGAAGCAGGCAGAGATGATCTATAGCGCAGTGCAGTCTGATACAGAGCAGGAAAGCCAACGTCAAGCTGATTGACGGGATCATCAATGGAGCAAAACATGGAAATCGTACAGGAACCAGTCGTAGAGATGAACGAACCCGCACAGGAGCGGGTATCGAACCCAACCAATCCGATCTTTGACCCGAAACCCGAACCTATCGGGGAACAGAAGAAAGAAGAGCCGAAGGCTGAAGAACCCAAACCGGAAGAGCCGAAGGAAGAGGCTGTTCCAAAGGGGGTTCAGAAGCGGATCGACAGGGCGGTACGACAAAAGTACGAAGCTGAAGCCAGGGCCAAGATGCTTGAAGAGCGTCTTGAAAAACTTGAGCGCATGGGGCAAACCCAACCGCAACAACAACATATCGCACAAAATGATCGTCCGACTATTGACAAGTTTGACAATTTCGATGATTATGTGGCTGCGACGGCTGAATGGATAGCCGATCAAAAGATTCAAAAGACGCTGACTGAACGCGAAAAGCAACAGGCAGCGGAACGCGAGGCAGCGGAGCGCACAAAGACCGTTGAGAGTTGGAACAAGCGTTTAGCGCAAGCTACGGTAGAGATGCCGGATTTCGAGGACGTTGTGGCATCCTCGGACGTTCCCGTGACGCCACCGGTGCAGCAGGCAATAATGGAAAGCGACGTTGGGCCGAAACTGGCGTACTACCTTGCCAGTCACCCGGATGAAGCCTCCGCTATTGCAGCAATGGCACCTATTGGAGCCATCCGCGCATTGGGCCGACTCGAAGAACGCCTCGCGTCACAAAAACCGAACATTAAGCCGACAAGTGCACCGGAGCCTATCAAGCCGGTCGGAACTCGTGCCGCAGTCTCAAAAGACCCCGGCAAGATGTCCGACGCTGAATATGCCAAGTGGCGCAAGTCGGGACGAGCAGCATAACGGATTAATCCTCCGGTTTTGAGTAAAAACACCGAACGATCTCATACTCGGGGAAGTTCTTAGAAAGCGCTCTCATTCTGAATGTTGGGGTGGGGATACCAGCAGCACGGGCAGCAGAAGCAACTGATGGATAGGTGACACCTTGAAACTTGCATATAGTACTGGGACGGACTTTATCGAGGTTCTTCCGCTTAACGGCGGCAGACTCGGGAGAGTCTTTGACTCCGGTTCTGGATGCAATGAACTTGGCAATGGATTCTTCAGTTCTTTTGTAGCTTGGCTCTCCTTTGTGGTGAAGACTTGCATGTTGTGCATGACTTATCCACTCAAGGTTGTCAGCATGATTGTTGGACTTGTTTCCGTCCTTGTGATGGACATGAA